TTAGCTGCTGGAAGAGTATAAGTGGCAGTACTATCAACTGAGTGTAAAGCAGGTAGACTAAGCTTAACACGATAGTTTACGTAGACGTCAAAAGAAACCGACGCAGACGTACCGGCGATCGCCAACATCAGGAACCCGCCATACACCATCCTCTGAGAGGAATCGGTGCGGGGGAAGTCCGCAACATATCGCCAAGGCACGTCCTCATTAAGGCGCCGCACATCAACGTTGAGTGTGGCAGGAGTCCACACATCCGAGTTGATCGCACCACGGTTGCTCATCAACTCAGCAACATTAGTGGCAGGATTGTCGTCCCAATCATAATCCAGCGCGAGGTACACTGCGCCGGACACGGTGGATGGGTTGCGCGGAACAACTTCGAACGACAATTGCTCGAACCTGTACTTTTCATAGGCCGACGCAACCAATGACAGCCACGGGAAGACCAACCTATTCCCCGGATTAAGATCATAACCCGGGAACGTGCCACTAGAACCCAGCAACAAAAACGGTGCCGAGTTGCCACTCAATGTTGCCATGTGCTCCCTTGACGAGACCACATAGTCGACTTGGAGGCTCGCACCCCCCTTACTTGACACCCCCACCGGAATGCCGCGTTTAATACCGGAAGACTTACCAGTAGCCTTCTTATTAGAAATGGAACTCTTGTTTGATTTATTAGATTTCTGCATGTATGGGATACCCCTGCAGTGGGGGACTGTACATGTGTTGTGAACCTGTGGAAGCGCCGTGCAGTCTCTCGACATTTTTATTAGTACGGAACTATTGAGCCTTTCGGCACCGTTTTGGGCTATTACCACAACACACCCCATTACTCCACCAGGATACGGGTGCACTCTTGATCCTGCACAGGGCCAAGAGTCGTCAGATCCAAGTTATCGTAATATCGCTCCAGCTCCACCTGCAGATCTGGCACTATGCCAAATGCGAGCGCGAAAGAAAGACGCGCTGCATCGGTGATAATGGAAGATTCTACAAGTAGGCCGATAGAGAGACGATAAAACCCTGAATCATAAAAACGCTCATCCACGTATCGCCGATCAAATTTTCCACCGCGGCGCATAGCATTGTAGTAACACTGCATGACAGGCAATCCAGTCGTCAAACTCAACCCACAATCGCCAATTGCGGACAATTGGGTACTCAGGCGCGGCTGTACAGCGTATTGTCGCGATAACAACGTGGCATCCTTAGAAAGACACACACGAGGATCGCGGACCATACGCCACCGCAAGCCGTCATAGATGGGTTGGGTTTGGCAAAAACTAACCTGTTCCAGCACAGTGACCACTGGCTCGACCTTCATCACGAAACCCGCCAGAGCAAAGTGTTCTTCCACCTCCCAAATCACGCGGTCAATGTCCCGCGCCTCCCCAATGAGGACGCAGTCATCTCCGTTATTGAAGAGGTGCACCTTGGCCCGGTTGCAAGAAGCAAGACCGAGTTTACGTAATAAACCATATACTAGCGCACACATAATGAGGCAATTCCCCATGGCAGTGTTCATATCACCAGAACACCTGCCGCCCTCCACCATATATTTCAAGCCACCATCAGGACACCGAACAAAACCCAGGTTGCGGAGCTGCCATTTCAGCAACCTGCGAAGTTCAGGATCTCGATAGTACATGTCATAAACACGATGCTCCCACCGTAGCGCGGTGGTACCAACGTGCTGGTCAAAGCGAGATGCGTCCAGTCCCAGAGCCACCGGTTCGCGGTAGTGTGACCAGGCCTGACTGAACATCTCCCCTTGTTGGAAGGCGTTATACCCTTTCATAACAGTAGGGTAGCCATAGATTGCATCAATATCACGATACAGATGGTGCTCGAGCTGGTGGAGATAACGACCGACACAGACGTTATACTCCGGTTTCCTAGGCTGTATAACCCTAGGCACCACCCTCTTGAGCCCAACGCGCAACTTCTCATGCTTGATGAAAGTTGAGAGGTAAGCGTCGGACCGAAGGGGCCCCCGCACACAAACCCGCTCCATCGCTCGTGTATACAACGCCAGTTTCCGACCCCGGTACGTGCGAGAGGGATACTCACGCAGAGGTACAGGTGTGAGCCTACTAGCTCTATATTCCAAACGACGAGTGAATTCATGTACGAGGTCTCCAAACTGCCCCGCTGGTGGGTTGACCGGGGCCTCGAACACGGAAGGTCGAATTTGGTGATAGAACACTCGTTCAAGTAGAGCACAGCGCGCATTACCAACACTGTCTTTGAACGAGGCAAAGCGGGCACCACATGCTAGATAGGGAATCAAGAACATGTCATGTGAAGAACCGCGGTGCCCTGCCTCCAAGGGCACAAGGACATTACCGCCCGAGCCGTTGGAGAGACAAGACTGGAGCTCAACACTCACCTCGGTGCTGACTTCCTGCTCTCCCTGACGACTAGGGCCTTCTAAAAATTTGGCATTGCTGGCACCCGGAACATGGGCACCATGGACAACCACTCACCCACACGCCCGCTAAACATAGGGATCGTGTGGCTCGTGGTACAATACCGTTCCCGATCCGCCAAAGCGGGATCGTTGAGTTGTCGTGCCAACTCAACCTCGCGAACTGATGGGGTCAGCGTGAAGAGGACTGCCTTAGCTAAGCAGTCCTGGTAGTAACGCTTCCGGAGGGACGCAGCATTTTCACCAATCCATGCTGCGCACCTCTGGGTCGCGAGCATAATGTTTGCCCGCGTCCTAGTGGGGTTGCCCATTTTCGCACGCACTTCCATTCCGCAGCGCTTAGCGAGGCGCACACACGGTCCAACTACCACCACCCGAACAGGTTGAGGCTTGGAATCAGTGAGCGTCTGGAAGCGATCACGGAGCCGGGCAGTTTGCAAGTTCAACTGTCGGCGTGCGAATGCGGCATCATAGACCACTAGGTCACGCCCAGTACCGGCGTGTTCTTTCACACCCTCGTCGACGCACTGATACTCATCCGGGTCCCCCTCCACGGGCGAGTTCATATCGATCACGTCGAGTACATTGTTGGTACGGTAGTTGTGGGCTGCGTACCCCCGCGCCAAATATGCTGATGCCCCAACAACGGCACGTGATACCACGTGGCGTGCGGGTTTGGCAACCAGCACCGCTACTCCGAGGAGCGCGGACCCCCAGAGTAATGGGTGAGACAGTAGCGTTGCGGCCGTGCCAGAGATCAAGTCTCCGGCTCCAGACACCATGATTTCCGCCCCCCTGCTCGCCAGGGACGGGATACCACTCAAGATGAGGTTGTAATTTTTAGAGTTTATCATTTAATCATCTCAATTGCGCGCGTTGGCAAGTCGCGTGGG